TCTGTTACGTCTGCTAAAGCTTCAATATCATCTAGCTTATTACCGTCTGTAGTCAAGTCTCTGCCATCCACAGTACCTGATACAACAATATTACCAGTTACATTAACAGAGTTACTAAAGTCAAATGCATCTGTTGCCCCATTCCAAAGCATGGACGCATCAGTAGTACTATTTACTGCGTCTTGTATCGTAATTCCTGCTCCATTAGCAGTAGAAGAAGTATCTCCTGAACCGTAGTTTAGAGTAATATTTTTATCTTCTACATCTAATGTAGCTGTATTTAGGGTAGTAGTGGTACCATTTACGGTAAAGTTTCCATTAACAGTAAGGTCGCCTGAGATCGTTCCGGCATCTGCAGTAATAGTTAAATCTGCCCCGTCCCAAGTTAGGTTATCCCCGCTTGGGTCGCCAATGCTAACCTTATACTGTGCGCCTGTGTACCCTAAGAAGAACCCATTACCGGTATTAAATGCAGTCTGGCCCCCTTTAATTACTCCACCAGAGCTTAAAGTAATACCTGTATCTGCAGTGTTTAAAGTTACACCTGTATTAATTCCGTTTTCGGCCTGGCCCTGGGGCGCTAAGTTTTCAACCTGCCCGATTGCGATATCTAATTGTACAAAACTTGATGCTGTAGCCATTTGTAGTCTCTATCCCGTTATAATTGACGCAATGGCGTCTTTAGTAGGGTCTGGCCTGTACACAGGGGTCCAAGCATTTGTTATCCGCGTAGTTGCACCAAAGTTTTTAGTAAGTTTTAAAGTAAAGTAGGTAGCACCAGGCTGAGGAAGCAAAAGGGTAATGCTTGCCGCGTTACTTGAAGGACTAGAAGTTGAAGGAGCGGCATCTTCTAGAGCTATTATATCACCTTTTTCCAGATCATTAAGACTCTCAACTTTTGTTACAATGCTTGAAGAACTTAGTACATTGTTAGCGGCATTGTGCGTTCCTAGAACTTGTGTAAACTCTGTCTGCCCCCCTGATCCGTTTCCTATAGGTCTCCAAAAGGGGACCCCTGGGAGCATTGTAGTGTTCCACTCATATAAACCAATACTAGAAGTGCTGTGGTCAAAAATAACATAAGCCTCTTGTCCTGCAGAGAGTCCTGATATATCTAAAGTTTGATTAGTGACTGTTGTAGTAGAGGAAGGACTCCCTAGACTAGAAACTACAGGGTTTGCATTTTCAAAACCATAAGCAGTCCCATTACTGCTAAGTAGTAGTTGAGACTCCGATTGAACTCCTACAGGCAGCCCATGTAGTGTTGTTATATTGTCTAAGCTAGGCAGGCCTACTCCTTCTTGGGTAGGGGGAGATAAATTTATAGTTCCCTGCACTGGGGTAGACACTTGGCCGCTTGTGGAGACAGTACGAACCGAAAAAGAAAAAGTGCCTTGCGGGACAGTCTCAAAAATAATGAACTCCTCTCCTACGTGCGCGGGACTAGTCCTACCTTCAGATTCTAGCTGATGAGTAACCGCAAAGTTGTCTAGATAAGCGTAGTCTGAAGGACCTGTCCAAGATACCTCCACTGCAAAGCCGTTGTTCGGCCTAGGTACTTTTTTAATAACCAAATCAGTAGGTGGAGGTACTACAGAGGGCTGCTGCTCCTTAAATATAGTAACAGGTGTTACACCTACTTGGTATCTCTGCTCAATATCAGAGTATTTTTCATTATAGTGCTCTACCGCAGAAATTGAAAAAGTATTAGACTCTAATTGAGCTATAGAAAGTATTTTATATAGCTTTTTAGTGCCTACTTGTTCCTCCCCCGTACTGTTCAACTCTTTTAAAGCCCATATAGTACTAGCGTTCGGAGTATTATCAAACGTAGCAGAATTTGCAAGTGTTGCCTGGTTTTGGGGCGCACTAGGGGTGACAAGAGAATTAGTTTCAACAAAACTATGGTGTTTCCAAATAGTCGCTATTTCTGCAGACCCTTCGCTGTCAATAAATGCGTTAGATGCTAAACTCTCACTTAAAAGGCTCGTGTACTTGAAAGAAAAAGTAGTAGGATTAGAAGACCCAGGGTCTTGAGTAAATACCCAAGCAGCAGTTAATCTATCTCCTGTATAATAGGGTCGGGGCTTCGCAAAAGTTATAGCAGCTCCGCTAGCCATTGCACTGGCAACAGGCTGAGAAAGAGTAACTACACTCCCTGAGACGCTACTAACAGTAGTATTTGATCCTATACCGGCCCCCACTACTTTGTACCCTGTATACGCCCCCGCGCTAGCTATAGTAACAGTCGAAGCCCCTGCTGCTGCACTAGCTGTTAGAGTGGTGGCTGTAGGGGTTTCATAAATTATAATAGGGCTACTCCCCACATAAAAAGCTGCGGGCTTAGTAACAACAGTGCTCAATTCGTAATAGGAGCTAGGATTAAAGTTAACAGTTCTATCAAAAGTTATAGTAGTACTATTTGCGGAAGAGGTTCTTCCACTATAGCTAATGCCTGTTCTTTTTTGATCCGACACATTAACAACATCTCCTGGACGTAAAAATGCAGCTTGCAAACCTGTTGCAAAATTAACAACTTCTGTTTGATTTTGGGCGGTCCACAACTTCCACTTGCCTAATCGTGTTGCTTGCCCTTCCGAAGTGCATCCAAAAGCAACAGCATTCTCTGTTATAATTCTTCCAGTCCTAGCTATAGACTCTCGGTCTTCTACGAGCAGGGGCACCGGAGTATAGTTTATAGTAGGGTCATTCCAAGTAACAATCACTTGATTAACTTTTGTTCTAGACCCTGTGGTCTCATATGAAAAAGCTCCGTCAATTACATTAGATTGCGAAAAAGAATACACAGGATCTTGAGGAACATCTTGAACAGCAGTAATTTTACTATCTAAGTAGTAGATTATGCCCGCAAAAATACTTGCCATGTCCTTAATAACCTTATACACATCAGTAGGTCTTGTTAAAAATATATTAGCACGATACCTAGGCTCTAGCCCATATACTTGCCCTGTCGGAGAAGGCACTCCCGAAGTCTGAGAAGTGGGAGTACCATTAGTTGCTCTAAATGTGTCATTTGCAGCATACCCAGCTAAGGCGCCTACTTGTGTAAAATCTGTGTCCGCAGGAGCCGACTTAATTTTGTAATAAGTTCCAGGAACTAGGTCTGTTACATTATGTATAACTCCATCTTCTACAAGCTCGTCACAGTAGCGTGAAACTCTATATAAAGCATAAATATCTATGTCAGAAGTATTCACCCACTTACCTGCTCCATATCTTGAATTGGTTAACAGGTCTAAAAATATCCATGCAGGGTTGTCCGTATAAAAAGGGTGCTTAAATGCCCCTCCCCAAAAGTCTTCATATTTAGCAAGCCCTGTATCGGATAACTCTCGGGGAGTATATGTAGTAGGAATTCGTACCTTCCTACCTCTTAAGTGGTAGCTTCTTCTAGGGGTACTTTGAAATTGTTTACTAGAGAAAGTAACTTGAGCGGCTGCCGTTCCAGGAAATTCAAACTTATCTTTGATGATCGCACCCAAAGTTTCTATATTTGCAGTAGCTTGAGTAACCCATTTATCTATGTCCGGGCGCCCTCCGTTTGTACCTTCGCTATTCACTGACAATCCTATATGTCGGGTAAGTCGGATTATTCTTACTTTAAAGTCTTCGAAGGGGCGCCATATATCTAAATTTATTCTATGTTCATAGCTTCTAGGCGCTAAAACATTCCCAGAATGTATAATTCTGCTATCATCATAGTTAGCATATATATCTTCAAAATTATTATTCCAAACACCGTCTACTTTTTTATCAACTTGCATAATGTAATAAGCATAAGCTTTTTCATGGGCGGCACTTTCTCCTAAATTAGTGCTTTGAAGCGAATTATATCTTATAGTAAAGTATATCTCATCGGCCTGTCTTAGCTTTTCTGCAGTGTCTAGGCCAAAGTCAGGAGGGCTTAGTATTGTTGGAGTACCGTTTTTATCAGTAGATTGGCCTGCAGGATAAGACGAAGCGGCGGAATCAATCATGGTTATGGATGCAGAGCCTGCGGCGCTTGTACTTGCCGCAGTAGTTGCGGCTGCGTCTGTTAGCTGTTTTAGTTCAGGAAGATTAATAGAAGAAGTGCTTCCTATAATACCTGAGCTCCCGCCTTCAGCGTCTATTAGGGTGTTAAAAGGCTTCTGTCCCTCTAGTTTTCCAGCTCTCATGTCTAATCCAAACCGTTCTATAAACTCGGGGCTGTCTTGGCTATCTGATATAGTTATAGTTGAAAAAGGTTTTTTATCTACAAAAAAAGAGTAGGCACCTGTAGGTATATTTCCGTTTATTTGAATAGTAGTAGCTCCAGGCACTGCCTGAATTATCGGGTAGGTAGTATAAATACCTATAGATAATATTCCTGCGTCTGTAGGTATATTATTAGCAGCAACACCTGGATACGGCCTAAATTTAAGGGTAGTACTACTTACATAAGTAGTTTCCCCATAACAGTCTATTTGATTACTACTACTAGTTTGCGTGGGTACTGGGAGGAAACTGTGCAGTCTAGCAAACATGTTTGAGCTATCTTTTGTCTGCCAAAAGTCCGAATTAAAGCTTGCATTAGGTGCTACAATTGTTACAACCACTCCATTAGTATTAGGGTCTACTTCTACAGAGACAGTCGCGACTGATGCTCCTATAAATTGTTGCTCTTGCAAGATATTTATTTCTCGGTCCTCGGCATCAAAGTCTGTGGGAACATAATTACCGGTCGGTAAGGTTCCAAAGACTGGCGCAGCTGCGTTTGTGTTACTAATAGTAATTGTGTTCTGAACGAGGGCAGGATTATTAGCAAGAGCATCTTGTATTTCCGCTAAACTAGGAATCGGATTGACAGGTTGCCCGCCATTAATGCTCCAAGCGGCATACACGTCCGGCTCTACAGCATTATCATTTAAGTAAACTCCTGAAGTCCCTCCCACTAGACCAGCAATAGGACCCTCACAGAGAACATCTGTGATTGCCATATTTTGCACAGATGCCCCGATCTCCATTACATTCTGTGAAAATCGCGTAACTAAAGCTTGTTGTAAATCAAGACCAAACCGGGGTATTGTAAATCCTCCGTCACCGCTCATTGTATTCTCCTCATCTTATTAAATTCCTCCAGTAAACCCGTCACTATCATCTTTTGGAAAATCAAGGGGGTTATCATCATCCTCGTCAGGCTGGCCAGGTAGGGTTCCTGGGTCCACGTCGTCTTCGCTCCCACTATCAGGGTCTTCACTATAGGTAATTGTAGTTCTAGCCACAATTGTAACAGTTTCATCTGTAACGTCCACTTCAAAGTAGTCTGTTCCAGCAAAAGCGGGCGTAGGGGTATATTGCCACGATCCGTGACTAAGGCTGCTTGTGGCTGAAGTAGTGTCTAAAGTTAATGTACCCTTAGTAGGTGCAGTGCGCACACCGACTACCCTTAGCACATCCCCTGCGTTGGCATCTGTAACATATTGACGAACCCTGCCAGTTACATTAGCACCAAAGGTTTGATTATTAATCTGATTATGAACAGCTACAGGCGCAACATTAGGTTCAGGAGCAATTGTTAAGAAAACAGTGCCGGTGGTGCTTTGGCCTGCACTATCTGTAACAGTATAGTTAAACTGGTCTGACCCCGAATAGCCATTAGTAGGCGTATATGTAAATCCTCCAGTACTACTTACAGCAGACGTTAGTGTTCCATTTGAGGGATTAGTATTACTAGTAACAGTAAACGACAGTGACGAGGGGGAGCTATCATTGTCTAACAGATTTGTTACGGTCAAAGCAGTGTTATGTTGAACAGCGTAGCTATCGTCTGTGGCGACGGGGGCAGCAGTATTTTCAGCAATTGTTAAGAAAACAGTGGCGCTCGTGCTTTGGCCTGCACTATCTGTAATAGTATAGTTAAACTGGTCTGACCCCGAATAGCCATTAGTAGGTGTATATGTAAATCCTCCAGTACTACTTACACCAGCCGTTAGTGTTCCATTTGAGGGATTAGTATTACTAGTCACCGTAAACGACAGTGACGAGGGAGAGCTATCATTGTCTAACAGATTTGTTACGGTCAAAGCAGTGTTATGTTGAACAGCGTAGCTATCGTCTGTGGCGACGGGGGCCGCCGTTAGAATCGTTAAAGTTACAAAAGCGCTTCCCGTCTGGAAAGTAACTGGGTCGTATATCGCGTAGCCAAAACTATCTTCGCCACTTTCGCCAGTGTTAGGGGTGTAAGTAAAGAACCCTTGCTCATTTATACCAGGAGTAGTTAAAGTTCCTTTATAAGGGCCGGAGGATGGAGTGCCTAAGACGGCTATAGTACCTCCACTACGAGCCAGGTCATTACTTAGTAGATTTCTAGTTATAGTAGTATTGTGTGGAACAATAAAGGAATCTGCCACCGCAGTAGGGCTATCGGACAGAACACCTATACGTACACTAGCAGATCTTCTTTTGTCATTATCATCTACAATAGTGTAAATAAAAGAATCTTCGCCAGTAAAATCTGTAGTAGGTGTATACGTAAAACTCCCGTTAGCATCTAAAGTAAGAGTACCGTGAGAGGGGCTTGTCGTAGCAGTAGTATCTACAGAAAAGTCTACTCCTTGTTGTGTGTGCCTATCGTTGGTTAGTACATTTCCTTGTAAGGTACTATTTATGTCAGTCTCATATTGATCGTCCATAGCAACAGGCACTCCTGACCCTATCGCAATTATTACTTCCGGGGAGGTTGCGGTGGTTCCTCTGCCGTCCTCTACTGTGTAGAAAAAGGAGTCTAGCCCACTAAAATTTGAATTAGGGGTGTATGTAAAAGCTCCACTACTACTAATTGATAAACTTCCGTGAGCAGGAGAAGTATTCCCTACAACAGTTAAAGTAACACCCGAAACACTATGCGTATCGTTGTCTAGCACATTTCCGCTTAGAGCAGTGTCTAAAGTAGTATTATAAGAGTCTGCTCCTAGTGTTACTGTTCCTTGGGAGGCTTCTACGTAGGTAATAGTTACCTCACTCCCAGCAATTGCACCTGTTGAAGTATCTTTAATAGTGTAGCTAAACGAATCCAAAGTGTTACCTTCTTCCCCTAGGGTAGTGGCTGTATATGTAAATGCCCCGTTAAAAGTAGCTTGAGCATTTGTAACCCAGTTTAAAGTGCCGTGCGCGGGGGCGGTAAAAGAATCAACGCCCCAATCGGTTCCTTTTACTCCTGCTGCGTATACATCGTTGTCTAGTACATTTCCTGTTATTGTTTGTTCGTACTCACAACTATACTCATCTGCGTTCGCTTCCGGTGCTGTAGGGTCTGTTCCGGGGGTGGTACTTCCTCCTCCTCCACAAGATTCTCCAGGGTTAACAGCACCTCCTTCACTGGGTGGGGATACATTATGTATAACACCATTATAGAAATACCCTACAGTATTTCTAGCAACCGCACTAACTGGGCGGCCAGGGATTCGAAGTTCTCCATACAATACAGGTACAGGGTCCCCCTCTACCATATTGTGAGAGCTACCTTGAAAAAGATAGCTTGAGTCCTGTTGAGTATCAGTAGCAGGATCGGGCATTAAAAGTTTCTGTATTCCTATACTTGCTAGCGCAATGCCCAGACCTTTTGCAGCGGCGGCACCGAAGCCTCCTGCAGCAGCACCTCCTGCGGCTCCGCCGCCTGCGGCCCCTCCTGCGGCTCCTCCTGCGGCTCCTCCTGCGGCTCCTCCTGCGGCTCCACCAGCCGCAGTTGTTCCGGGAACCGCTGCAGCGCCTGTTCCTGCAGTTGCTGCAATAATAACAATTGCTGCCACTACGGTAAGAAACTTGGCAAATCCTGATTTTGCTCCAATAGGTTGAGGAGTTATAACCATATCTCCTTCTCTAAACCGTAAAAACAGCTCTTTTTCACTGGTTAATGCGGCATCTCCGACATAAAATGTAAATCCTATATCGTTACTATGGCACTCCATAAGATAGCTTCTAAAGTCTGAAAAATTTCCGTCTAAACACTTAAATACTTGCTCTATTGTATCTGCACGTATCCTTAGCTTTTTGCCATACTTTTCGCCCAGCTCACCTTCTAAATAAACATTACGCATCATATCTATAAATTCCTACAATCTTTTTGTGCCACAATGGGAGTAAAGAGTCTCTACACGATAGCCTATTAGGCACATGGTGGAAAAATATATCATCCCCTAGGTATACCCCACAATGATCAGGTATGTCATGGGCTACTTGAAACACTAATAAATCATTTTCTTGAGGGGTAGTTACTTTTTTAAACCCCCAGTTAGCTATAATTTCTTCTGTAAAGTAGTTTAAGCCTTTATCCCACCAGTCGTTCTCGAAAGGCGCTCTAGGAGCAATATCTATTCCCTTCGAAGCTAGCCAGTCTCTCATAGCTTCAAAACAATCATATTTTCCGAACTCATACTCTCTTCCAATGAGAGGATTGAAGTTCTTAATAGGCTCTTGTATGTGTAAGTCCATACCAGGATAACTAAAAATATAATATGGTATACCCAAGGCATTACACGAAACTATGTCATGAGGGCTGGGAGAACATTCTGCATCGGGGTGGCTATGTACTATAGCTAACACATCTGCTTGTTGCTTTATTCTAAAGTAGTCTGTGGAGGATAATACAAACTCGTCTCCAGAGTCTGCAATGTTTTCACAGGGAAAGTACTTCTTTTTCCCCTTTACTACACCAACTATACCACAAGCTTCTAAAGGGTATACTTCTTTGAAATGATTTTGTATATCGTCAATCATTTAAATTTCTTTGTTCCAGGGAACCCTCCAAAAGGGAGAGCATTGCTAGTATCTAACGTCTCGTCTGTTGAGTTTCCTTGAAAACGCACTTTGCACCCTTCTATCGTTTTAGAGCAAACATCTAACCGTCTCCAGAAGCCTTTATTTGTAGGAGGGTATCTATTAGGGGGGACTGACCTTTTAGCTTCCCATATCCTAAACCAGCCGGTTCCTGTGTTTACAGTTTTAACTCTATCCGCAACTGAATAACTAGTACTAGTGCTATATTGAGCAATTGTACTTATATCTTTTGTAATTACGCTGTTAGTGACATCGTAAAATCTTCCATTACTATTTGCAGGCCAATCACAGCCTCCCTGACGACCAACTTGCTGTCCTTGATAGGTCCAAGAGCAGTATTTACCTACAATTATACGTCCGGGTACAACTACTCCCTCTACGTCAATAGGGCTCGCTAGTTCAAACTCTACCATTATTTCATTTTCCCCCGCTACACGATCAATTATAAAAGTCTGCGTAGGAAACTCTACAGGAGGGGAAATACTTGCAGTACCTTGCTGGACATCATTTCCACTAAAAGTATATTTTTTTAATGTTTTTCTACAAACTACGCGCGACCCTAATAAGTCTCTATTTCCATAAATACCTTCTGCATCAAGAGTGTCGCGCAGGGTAACTTCATCAGTGAGGCCGTCATAGTTATTATTCAAAGTTCTAGCTAGTACTGGAATATTTGCCATCGTTAAACTTGGTCTAGGTAAAGGCCCTGAGGTGGAGAAGTCAATTTCAGTGACTTGTATAGGTAAAGCATAGTACTCATGAGGGGTATATCTTCCAGCGGCTGTTTTTACAGAAGAAGGAAAATATAAGTTAGTTTGACCGTCTTCTAGTCCGCTAACAAACCTTACTACGGTTCCGTTAGGCAATGTTATTTCAAACAAGTCAACTAAAGAATCACCTATTTCTTGTAACTGTACTAAATCAATTAAATCTGTCATGGCTCGTAAACTCTTCTAAGGGTGCAATTCAAGCTGTGGAAGTTGTCATGTAGATATATTATATTATATGCATCGCAAACAACTTTAATAGTTGTATCCCCCGAGTGATCAGTAACAGTGAAATCAAAGTTTTTACCTGCCTTCACATCGAAAAACGCAGCTACGCGGTTAATATCTTCTGCAGTTCTATTGTTCAGCGTAAGGCTAAAAGAATCTACTTTTGTATTAATTCCATCCTTTACTCGCTGCTCGTACCCATCTCCAAAACTTGCAGTAAGCACTCTATGCGCTGAAGACCTTGCAAGCCCTCTGTCCGCAACCACCTCAATGTTTTCAACAGGGTCGCTAGAGGATATAGAGTTTTGAGGTATAGTAAATTGAAACTGAGGCATTACGCTACTCCATAAGGGCTAAGGATTCCGCCCACTCTTTTTTGGTTCAACAGCTCGCGTTTAACCGCATCTGAAATTGCATTACCAAGTTTAAGGCCGTCTGAGTTTCCTATTGCAGCACCACTGGAGGCTCTTCCTTGATTATCTACAGCAACATTTACTGTTACATTATTACTTTGCGATCCGTTTCCTGACATTTCTACAGGTATTGACCTGCCATTTGGAAGAGGCACAACTGCTTCGGTGCCATGTAATTCTACTGGGTAGCCTGCTCTGGAGCCTCGAGCGACCCCTCCAGTTGCATACCCCGCCATTTTCGCGCCTCCTGAGAAAATGCCTCCAGTCTTCCCCGCTAAGCCACCGCCCGCTTGAGCTGCAGTATTGGCAACTATAGCGGTGGTAAGTGCGGCAGTACCAATTTGCTCTTTAATACCAAAAAGCTTTTTCCAAATGTCTGCGCCCATTTGATAAATCTTTAATGCGGTAGTTATGGCTGCTAATTTTTCTGCGGCTTTTTCATTCCCTGTGAGCCCTGCAAAGACAGTTCCGAGAGCTGTAATATTTCCTACAGTTTCTAGAGTGAGGTTGTCTAATGCATCTGTTAATTTTGCTGTTTGTTTATTATTTTCACCCTCCCCTTCTCCAGTTGCTGTTGTATTTAAAGTATTACCTTGTGATACAGTACTTAAAGTCGGAGTAATCGGAGCGCCTGCAATAATGCCTGGTGTAGTGGCGTTGTCCCGCATCATTTGCTGTGCCTGTGCAGGCATACCTGCGGCTACTTGAGCACTATACGCCGCATTGTCCGTAGCTAGTCTTCCCTGTACAAACTCATTCTGGGATTGTGCAGGCGAAAGTGAAGACTCTGGAACTTTTGTAGGCTCTGGAACTTTTGTAGGCTCTGGGGGCTTTGGAGGCTCTGGGGGCTTTGCTTCACAGCAATCGATTTTTATTTGTAAAGTTGCCCTATTAAGTGCAGTAGTAATTTTATTTGCAATACCATCACCAGCGGATTCTATTTCTGTTTTTAGTGTTGGGGCTGCTGCGGTTATTTGCTTTTTAATTCCCTCAGGGTCTTGAATAGCCTTGAGAACAGCAGCGTTAATTTTATCTCCATCACTATCAAAGTTAAAGAGCTTGCCTACTTGGTCCATAATAGGAGTTACGATGAGTTGCTTAGTAAGCTCTTCTTGTATAGAACGTACAACTCCACGGCCTATTTCTTTCATTTTCTCGTTAAAGTCTTCTACGCCCGGGCCTAAGCTATCAAAAATAAGCATGGCGGCATCTTGTAAACCTCTTTCCAGAGCGTCAACCGCACTATTAAACAACTTATTAAACGGGTCCTCTGCTTCTAGGTTTCTTGCAGCCGTTCGTACCCCCTTCTCAAGAGTATACTGGGCCCGAAGACCTTGTGCGTCAGCATTCTCTAACATTATTGTCTTTTGGGCGTCTAAGTCAATTCCGCTTAAGTTGTTTATTGCATCATTTAGGGAGTCTAAATCTTTATCATTAAATAAAGGATTACCTTTCATACTAGATTTTAAAACATTCATCTCAGCAATAGTTTGAGTACGCTTTGCTTTAAGAAGGGTGTACTCCATATTTATGCTTTCTTTTTTAGCGGCAGTCTCTGCTTTAATAAACTCCGACTCTTTTGTTAAGCGTATAGTTGCTTGCTGTAGTTTAAACTCGGCAGCTGCTCGTTCTTGATTAATGAATGGGTTAATTCCAGTCGTAGAGTCAAAAGACTCTTGCGCTCTATCATTAGCAGTTTGTAGCTGAAGTTTTTGAGTATCAATTAGAGCTTTTGACCCTTTCTGCTGCATGTCAAGAATTTGTTTTTCGTACCCTAAGATCTTTTGAATACCTTGTTGACGTTCAATAGTTTCTTGGAAAGGTTGTTGCTCTTTCAGCAAAACTAGTTGCTCTCCTAGCAGGCCTAAACGAGCCTTTTCTTGTTCTACTTGAGCCTTTATTAGGTCGAGCTGTCTTTGCACTTCGGGGGCGTATTCACCATTGGTCTTCTTGTAGGTATTTTCAATATTTGTCCTTGCAGTACCTAAGTTATTTAGCTCTATACTGCTTTTTACCATCGTATCCATATGTTTTAACGAGGCGCCTTGAGCTTTGCTTAATGTAGCATAATTTCTAATTGAACTAGTTTGTGCCTTTATTTCAGAAATTGCTCTAAGATTTTCTTGTTTGGCTAGCTCCTCTCCAAGACTTACTCTTTCTTTTAGCTTCTCTACTCGGTCAAGGTCGGCCCCAGTTGCGCCCCCTACTCGACCCTTCGCAATTTTTTCTGCAGACTCAAGCGCCGCTTTAGCGGTCAGTCTTAACTGGTCTCCCGCGGTTCGAGGAACCATAGACTGTTCTATCGCAGAGAATGCTTCGTTCACGGCTTTTAACTGGTCTGGTAGAGCTTTTAAATGAGCATTTAAATCTGCCACAAACTTTAGGTCTTGTTTTAAAACGTCGCCAAGAATGGCCATATTTTCTACGTCTTGCTCTCCAAAACCTCCGGGTCTAGCCATCCCCTCTTTGAATGCCAAGTCGTACTTAGCTAAAGTCTTTTCGAAGTTTTCAAAAGACCTAAAGTTGCTAATTCCTTCCGTTTTTCCTACTTCTTCTCTGAACACTTTTAAAGTCTTTAATGATTCTTCTATTCTTTCTGGAACAGCCTCTAAATTCTCATCTATCTTGAATCTTTTACCTTTATTATTGAGTTTAACAAGTCGGTCTCCTGCAGCCTTTGTTGCATCAGTAACAAGATCCATATTTTTAGATACAAGTAAAACGCCTCCCGCAAGCCCTGCGACTCCACCTGCTACTGCTCCTCCTAGTGCTGTTACAGGCCCTCCTAGTGCTGTTAAAGCAGCCCCTGCTTTTGCACCAGCCGCCGCAGTTGTTAATAACGTCGCAGCTATTCCCACTCCTGAAGCTTTCCCTTCAGAGGTTAATAATTTTTGATTTTGTAGTACTTCTTGCGTTTGCGCAGAGTAGGTAGATAAAGCATCTGTCATTGTGTCAATAGTTGCAGCATTAAAACTAGTTGTAATGCTTTCTGATACGGCTTTGGCGGCTACATCTATTTCCCTTAAGTCTTTTGCTACAGTAATACGAACAGCAGTAACTTTTGCTAATTTTGTGTACTCTTTATTTAGAGACGCGAGTCTTTCAATAGTTGAGTCATAAACAGCCTGCTCACTATCAAAATCCTCAGCAGTATCATTTGCCGTTGCTCTGTATTTATCTAAAGCAGCCGATGCCGTTTGATAGCCCAGCACTACTATACCTATCCAGCCAAATGCGCTGAGGAGTTTTCCAGCTCCCGCAGCAATACCTGCAAAAACCGCTTTTGCTCCTACTCCGAAAGTTTTAGTTGCAATTTCCATTTGCTTCAGGTTGACTTTATACTTAGCAACAGTTTTGTCACTAGCAGTTTCCATACCTTTCATTGTCGTTCGGAAAGACTCAATAATTTTAGCGTCTCTTCCCTTGAACATTCCTGCTGTTATCTTTCCGTGCTGATCAATTTTTCCTTCTGCAAATTTTAAAGACCTTTCTAGGCTGGCTTTCTGGTTTTTATTAAGAGGCTGGCCTGCTGCAACCTTGTCCAGAACTTTACTCTGTGTTCCTGCTTTTTTTTCTGTTTTTGCTAAATCCTGTAGTTTTGCTTTATGCATACTTACGGTGTTTACCATTTTTTCTCTTTGTTTTTTTAGTTTTTTTAAATCTTTTTCCTGAGACTTTGCTGATGCTTTTGAATCCTCTGCTATATCTTTAAAACTAAAACCCATTGCTTTCATTGGTCCAGAAAGTAAAAGTGCAAAAGCACCAAAAGCCAGTTCAGGGCTTTCTTTCAGTGCTGTAGCAAAGGGGCCTGCGGCCATGGCTGCAAATTCTTTAATTTTATTTGTTATATCATCGAAGGCTTTTCCAAGCTGAGCAAACTCATTTGGCGTACGTCCTACAACATCAAGAATTGCAGAGTATTGTCTTTCTGCTTCCCCTAGTACGAAATTTGCTACCGCCTGACTCTTTTGTGCTTGAGTTAATTTTTCAGCAGTTGTCCCTAGTTGCTGTGCATACGCATCAGAAGCATCCTCTAGTCGAAGAATAATACCTAATTCGTCAAGAAGTTCTGGTTCTGCTTTTGTAACACCTCGTACAAGACGATTAAAAGAGTCAGTAACATCTCGACCTAGTATCTGACCAGCATCTGCTGCAGATTTACCTAACTTAGCAAGCTGGTCTGCAGAAAGACCGGCGGCAGTGCCGATTGCTGCGGCTTGTGCCGCGTCACTAAACGTTACTTGTGCATTTGTTGCATTTATAATGTCATTTGTAAGTGTTCTTAGTGCAACACCGGTACCAGCAGCGTAAGCTTGCTGACCTGCTTTTAGAGACTCTAAATTACCTGCGCCCTTTAAGAATTGAAATGCCGCACTTACGGCGAACAACTGAGCTGCTAATGATGCATAAACACCTACAAGGCCATCCATGCCTCCAGAAAACTTAGCAAAGTTTTTACTCGCATTTGCAGACTGCTGACCTACTCCTTTAAGACCCTTTGCATATTTATCTTGACTTTTGTTTGTTTTCTTTTGAGCACTGTCTACACCATCAAGCGCATCCCTCAGCTTTTTAGTGCTGACAGTGGCTTTCTGCATCTTGCCATTGACTTCAATATCTATTTGAATTTTCTTTGCCATTAGCCTTTAACATTATGGGTGTACTGTTTTCCACCGCTCGACGCTGATTTGCGCTCTTCAGACTTTCTCTTATTCTCTGCTTTTTCTGATCTATTTTCTACAATCTTTCTTTCATACATTTTCATAATGTAGAGTATTGTTCTAGGGTTGTCTACATTGTATAACTTAAAAAAGTAGTCTATGCCATCCCAATACTTGCCCATATATGTTCCACTCATTCCTTCCCAGTGGTCTGGTAAAAGGCTGAACATAAAAAATGCCACTTGAACTTCTTCGGGGAAATCCGAAAGCTCGAGCGGCATTTTGGTAGGGTCTGGTTCTTGTCCTAATTGTTCGCAAATAAGTAAATACTTATCTACGTCCATATTTGAATCTTCCTCGTTTATATAACGAGTTAATAGAGAATTAATTGCCTCTATTTGTTTCCAGTAAAATTTTCAAGATCACCCACTGTCTCTGTTACCCAGCCATCGAATACGGTTGAGTTTTTCATAAGAGTTTCAGCATTGTCTTGGGTATACGCCAGTTCATCATTAGGGTTAAGATTTGAGATATCTACCAAAAGAAGCTCTTCTAGGTAAGAATACTTTAATCCTTTCCATCCTTTAATTACTGCACGGCAATATTCTACAAGAAACTTTTCTTCGTCAAGCACTTCTTCAGGCTGACGGCTTTTTTTGTCAAATTTAGTTGTCACACACTTTTTGCGTAGTTTAAGAAGCTCTTCTCTTGCTAGGTAGCAAAGAGAGACTTCCATGTCGGAGTACCCTGGAAATTCAAGAGAAACTGTTTTACTTGGAGTCATAAGACTCGATAGAGATACGGGTAAATCGCTCATTATTTGTCCTTTTAAAATCTGAGAAGTAAATTTATATTTTGTAATTATAGTTGAAGGGAGCTAAAAAGTCAAGAACTTTTTTTCTGACCATAAAAGAAAACCCGCCGGAGCGGGTTTTTAGTGTTAAAATTATTGTTATTAGTTACCTTTGTAGGTGATAGTAACTTCATCTGCTTCTGAAATACCACTTGGAAGACCGTGGAAGTTTGTTTCAAGAGATATAACATCTTCAATCTGGTGAGTAGGAATATCAATGTGAGCAGTAGGGAACTCAAACTTCATGCCTAGAGCGGTAGAGGTAGTACCAACATCTCCAATTGTAAGACCCAACACAAACTCGTTACGAGTTCTGTGAGTAGCTGCTGCTAAGTCTTTAAAGAACGCTGCGCTCTTATTATTCGCCCCGGAAGAATCGTCATTTAAATAGCAAGTAAAGGACCCGGAGATTGTTCGTGCCCCTGTAATATGCCCAATGGGAGTATTTACACGGCATAACTCTTCTGGAGTAAGGAAAGTAATATTATTTTCCATATTAATGCTTCCGCCTGTAAGAACTAAGTCATACAAAGCCTGGAAGTCGTCCCCTACTGCTGCAACGCTAGTAACATTAATTACGATATTGCCCGTACCTGCATTTACAGCAGTACCTGTAGAGCCAAATAGCCCTGTAGCGGCATCAATAGTAATAGTGTCGGAACTTGCATAAAGGCTTCCTGCTTGGGTCATATTTACAGTGTAGGTACCGCTAGCGGCAACTTTAACTGTAAATTCAGCACCGCTTCCAGCAGCTGAGTTTGTTACACCCGTGGTACGAACGGTGTAAGACCCCGCTACTGGTGTCCCTGTTAGAGTACCTGTTGCTACTGTATATGTTTGAATTGCTCCAGCCGCGAAGCCTGTTGCGGCCCCATCAATGTTTTGAGTAACAGGAACAACCGATAAAGAAGCAATTCGATTTCGAAGGAAGTTTGTAGTTGAAGCAACTCCAGCTCTTCCTAAAGTACCTGTAGAAGTAGTTTTAAAGTCAACAGTCTCACTTGCGTCAAGCTGTTGAACTGTAGCACCAAAACCAGACCAGTTAAGTGTAGTAATTCCGTCAATATCAAAATCAACACCAGCACTATTTACAACACAGCCAGCTAGCT